TTGATGGTCAGTGCTGGAGACGGCACAGCCAGAGCAGTTACAATTGCAAGTCCAAAAGTAGGTACTATAATTGGTAAATCACTAGAAGACTTCGACGGCGACAAAGGCACAATTGAAATCGTGATTGGCAAGCATTAAAAGGATAGCGGATGGCCTTTCCAACGTCGCCGACGAACGGGCAAACAGTAGTTGTTAACAACGTTTCATATCAGTACTCGAACGTTAGCAACTCCTGGACCCGCATACTCTCAACGGCCAATATCATCACGGCCAACACGCTTGTTTCCAACGGCTATATCAGCGCAGCCGGCAACATATTAACAGGCAATTATTTTATTGGTAACGGTGCGTTACTGACCGGAATTACTTTAAATCCTGGCAACATCGCTAATGGCACAAGTAATATAAAAATAGTAAGTTCTGGCGGCAATGCCACAGTAAACATTGGTGGTACAAGCAACGTGGCAGTGTTTGCTACCACAGGTGAATATGTTACTGGTATCGTAAGTGCCAGCGGTAACATTATATCAGCAGCCAACATAACCGGTGGCAATCTCTTAACAGGCGGTGCAATCAGCGCCACAGGAACACTCAGCGTAACTGGAACCACAACACTAGGCACAGCCAGTACAGGAAACTTATCAGCAGGCAACGTGACCACAGGCGGATTAATCAGTGCCGCAGGCAATATCACTGGTGGTAATTTGTCAGGAACAAGTATTGCTGGTACACTGACCACAGCCTCTCAAACTAATATCACAAGCGTTGGCACATTGGGCTCATTGGCCGTTACCGCCAACGTAACTGGTGGTAATTTGTTGACAGGAGGTCTGATAAGTGCTACATCAACAGTCACTGGTTCAAGCATACTTGGCTCAGTTGTCACAGCAACCGGTAACGTCACAGGCGGTAATTTACTAACCGGTGGATTAATCAGTGCTACTTCAACAATTACAGGTTCGAGTCTGCTTGGTACTGTAGCCTCACTAAGTGGTAACATTACTGGTGGTAACGTACTATTTGGTTCGGGTATTGTTTCAGGAACTGGCAATATATATGGTGGTAACATTTCTGGAACCATTATAGCCAGTTCATTCTCCACCTCTGGTAACATAACCGGTGGCAATATTTTAACTGGCGGCCTAGTGAGTGCAACTGGTAACGTAACTGGTAATTATATTTTAGGCAATGGCGCATTACTAACCGGTGTTATTACCAGCGTAGCCAACATCAATAATGGCACCAGTAATGTAACTGTTGTGAGTTCTGGTGGCAACGTCACTGTTGGCGTTGGCGGAACAAGCAACGTGGCAGTGTTTGCTACCTCAGGTGAATATGTAACAGGCGTAGTAAGCGCAAGTGGTAACGTAACTGGCGGTAATTTACTTACAGGTGGGCTAGTAAGTGCCGCAGGTACTATTACTGGCACCAGTCACTTAGGTTCAGTGGTATCTGTTACTGCCAACGTAACTGGTGGTAATGTTTTAACCGCCGGCGTAGTGTCAGCAACGGGCAACGTCACAGGCAACTACTTCATTGGTAATGGTAGCCAATTAACGGGTATTTCGGCCACGTCTATCGCAAACGGCACAAGTAATGTAAGTGTAGTTAGTTCGGGTGGAAATGTCACTGTTGGTGTTAATGGATATAGCAATGTTGCAGTTTTTGGAACTAATACACTAAGTTTGAGTGGCCCTTTTGCTACTCCTAAGACAATCGACAGCAACGTACTAGTAGCAAATGCTGTTAATGCAATACTAGTTAGCCCAGTAACTGTGGGTGCGTTGGGCAATATTTTTGTCCCTAATGATGCAACATTAACAATTTTTACTCCGGCTTAGCAATAAATATAGCATGAAAAGGACAAGAGAATGGCAATCACACTAGACGGCACAACTGGCATATCAGTATCGGGTAATATAACAGCGGCCGGAACACTAACTGTTGGCACTTTTGTTCCAACGGTACTTAGTGCTACAGGTAACATAGTTGGGGGCAACTTGCTAACTGGCGGATTGATATCCGCAGCCGCCAACGTAACTGCTCCTTATTTTATTGGTAATGGCGCGGCATTGACCGGACTCAGTGCCAGCAAAATTTACAACGGCACAAGTGAAGCCAACATTGGCACATCAGGTGGCAATGCCAACATCACCATTGGTGGAACATCAAACGTAGTAGTTGTGGCCACAACTGGTGCGTATGTAACCGGCATTGTTAGTGCCACAGGCAACGTAACTGCTCCTTATTTTATTGGTAATGGCTCACAGTTAACTGGGTTACCAGCAAGTTATGGCAACGCCAACGTGGTGGCTAATTTGGCCGCTTTGGGATCAAACCCAGTGTCCACAACAGGTAACGTAACTGGTGGCAACTTTTTAACAGGTGGACTGATCAGTGCGGCTAGTACAGTAACTGGCACAAGTCACTTGGGCTCAGTTGTTTCTGTTACTGCCAACATAACTGGTGGTAATCTACTTACGGGTGGATTGATATCAGCCGCCGCCAACGTAAGTGCTCCGTATTTTATTGGTAATGGTGCCGCATTAACTGGTCTTAGTGCCAGCAAAATATTTAACGGAACGTCAGAAGCCAACATTGGTGCAAGTGGTGGCAATGCCAACATCACCATTGGTGGCACGTCAAATGTGTTTGTTGTGGCATCAACTGGAATCTATACAACTGGTTTATCCAGTGTAAGTGGCAACGTAACTAGTGCTAACTTCTTGACAGGTGGCCTGATATCAGCAACTGGCAACATTACTGGTGGCAATTTGTCAGGTACTAATATTGTTGGTACATTGACCACAGCCGCTCAAACTAACATCACATCAGTTGGTACTTTAAGTTCATTGGCTGTAACAGCCAACGTTACAGGTGGTAACTTGCTCACAGGTGGCCTGATCAGTGCCGCATCCACTGTAACTGGTACAAGTCACTTGGGCTCTGTTGTTTCGGTAACAGCCAACGTTACAGGTGGTAATGTCTTAACTGGCGGACTAATTAGTGCCGCAGGCGCTCTCATAACAGGCGGCGACCATAGTTTAACCGGCAACATTGTTGACAGTGGCGCTCTTTGGATCAACACTACCGCAAACGGAAACATCACCCTCAATGCCAATGGAACTGGTGTTATTACTTTTAATAATCCAGTAACCAATGGCCAGGCCAATGGTGTTGGTAATATTGGTAACAGTACTGGATATTTTAACAGACTGTTTGCTCAGGCAACCACCGCACTTTACGCTGACTTGGCCGAGGTATACAAAGCCGATGCCCAGTATCCTCCAGGTACTGTGGTAGTGTTTGGTGGCACACAAGAAGTCACAATGAGTACAGTCGGTCACGATGCTAAAATTGCAGGAGTAGTCTCTACGCATCCTGCTCACGTGATGAATTCAGGACTGCAATCTGAATTCACTGTGGAAGTTGGCTTGATTGGGCGTGTACCATGTCGTGTGATTGGCCCAATTGAGGCAGGTGATCGTGTGGTGTCAAGCAACCGTGCTGGTATTGCTGAACGCTTGGACATGAGCAAGTACCAACCAGGTGTGATTATTGGCAAAGCAGTTGAAAGTTATTCAGGTGCCGATGTCGGCACAATTGAAGTTGTGGTTGGCAGACTATAAAGTCTGTTCTACCTGCCGAATCTTTTGCTGAACAGCATCTAAATTCACAGTGTTCCACAAGCCAGGATGCAAAGGTCTCGGCCAACGTCCTGATTCAATCCAAGCATAGCCAGTGTGTTCGTGATTTAAATCCGGAACAAATTCATAGTCCACTCGGCACCAAAAAGTATGATACTCAAACACACCGTCAGGTGATGTGAATTTTTCTATAGGAATTAGTCTTTCGTAGTCGGGCACACTACCCAGTTCTTCACTGCATTCTCGCTCCACTGCTACCAAAAGATTTTCACCAGCCTCTACCTTGCCTCCAGCCAAGCCCCAGGTATCAGGATACTTGGTATCATTTCTCAAGAGATAAAGGTATCGTTGTGTTCTTGCGCAATAGAACCAAACGCCCACGGCTTTTACAATATCAGATTCCACGAGCCTCCGGCATACAAGCCATCGATACTTTTAACCCAGGCACCACCAGTTGTGCCACCAGTCCATTTGTATTGGATGGCAGTGGTAAGATTGGTCACGTACTGTACTTCGGTGTCAGTTTGCCCGTTGAATGCTATCTCCCATCGAACACCGTTGAATTCGATGATATCGTTGGCATTGGCCAGCAAAGGTTGTCCACCAGCACCCAGCCAAGCGTCAGGGTTTTGTGAGTTATCATTATCGCCGGTTGCTTCAGTAATCAAATAGCGTTGTCCCAATGCTGGCGCAGGCAACCCGTTGTTGGGCCCAGACAGTAGTGGATTGACCACAGAGTCAACTGGGAGTAAAGTATTTTGTGGTGCTGTGTCAGGATCAACATTAAAAATAATCAGTCGATCATCAGCAGGGTTTATGGTTATGGTGCCTACAATACTTGAATCTGGGTTCCACGGATTGTCTAGAGTGATATAACTGATTCCTGGCCGTAACACACCATATGCTTCAATCACAGCAGGCCAAGTGATCTGCGGATCCTCTACAATAGGGAATGTAAACGGATTTAAACTTAACCTATTGGGCACAACAGTTTGTCCAGGTTGCAAGATCTGCAACTGTCCGTCTAACAGCAATACTTGATAGTTCCAAGGTGTGACTTTGAGTCGTGTACCCATCAACAAATCGTTGTCTAAGATAGCATTGGCCGCATCGCCATTGGAGTCAAATATACTTGCAATCACACGCTCAACAACACCCAGTTTCTTAACCTTGGCAGGTGAGGATATCCAGATAGGAATACCAAAGGTCAGTGTCATTATGTCAATGGGATTTTCTGTGCCCACAGGGATAGTTCTCGAGGTCCAGTTTACTTTTTCTAAATCAACCACACTCAAACTGGTCCAGTCAATGTAGTTTTCTGAACTTTGGATTTCTAGACTAGGGTTGAACAAGGTAGCGATTTGTTCAAAGATCTGCATTTTTTGGTTGGTGTTTGATGTCCAAATATCCAAGTTAATGGTCATACGATAAGGAACAGGCATCAGTCGCTCGATGGTAAACGCATTGCCTTGAGTGGTTTCGTAGGTGTCTGTGGCAGCATCATAAGTGCGTTGACGCACCTGCATCTTGTTCACATGATAAGGCTCTTGCATTCTAGGACGATCATAGTCCAGTCCTGTGATATAAAAAGTCATCAGCGGAGTCGATGGCAACGCATTGGCTGAGTTTTGTTGCATAATGACAGCGGCCTGTCGACTGGCATCGCCATAACGCACCGGCACACGTACTAGATCTTTTGTGCCTTGCTCATTGCGTCCGTATTCTACTTGGAACAGACTGACCATGCGTGTGAACTGTAGCAGATATCTGCGTATTTGTTCATCATAAAAAAACATTTGCATAGATTAACTCGATGGTTGATAAGGTTGCGTTGGCGGATACGGATTAGGCGGCTCAATATTACCACCATTATCGCCATTGGCCAAATTGGGTTGCAACGCCTGGCTCAAACTTTGACGACTTGGAATGTTGCCCATGTCTGAAGTTGGCGTAGTGTATGTATTGTTAACGAAACTCGACCGTAAAGTATTGTTAGTGGAACCGGGCGTGAGTTGAGTGCGTACATCACTTTCAATCTTGACCCATGATCTACCGTTGAAGCGGAACAAGCGATTGGGGAAGTAGTCCAAGCGTAAGGCATACTGCCCAGCAAGAGGACTCACCGGGAAGTTTACACCTGCGGTAACAGGTAATCCATTGGGCGTTTTGCCATCGCCAGTGAGATAGCCTGCGGTATATCCATCACCTCGTGGAGAATTACCGTCATTGGCCACAGTTCTTGATGCATCACTTATGGTATAATCTGCAGTATATGTGGCCGATGATGGGTTAGCAGGTGTGCCATCCAAGTTAGTGGCCACAATATAAAACTTCACAACGTCAAAACCTGACTTGGGTATCTCTGCTTCGGCTTGGATCAAGATAGCATCATTGATTTCCAAGTCTTTAGGTCGAGTACTCATCCGGTCTGCTAGTGTAGCAGGATTGGATTTTTCTTGCCAATATTGTGTGTTGGTAATATCTGTACCTGGTGGCACATTTTTAGTGCTGATATAATATTTGTCGCCGTAGAGCACAGTGGTACCACCTGGATAAAAATTGCCTGGATCCCAAATGTTAATGGGTTCAAAAGGTTCTTTGGTAATCTCATTGAATTCTTGAGCATTGACCATGGGCGTGCATTTTACTCGCCACAAGTGAGGTAACCAAGTTTGACTAAAGCCTTCACTAGCAAATGCCGCATCTTGTATCACATAGAATCTGGGTAAGGCTCGGGGAATAGTTTCATTGAGTGGATTGTAATCACGCAGGTTGGGTAGTTCTAGTACATCGCCGCTCATGAGTTTGCGTCCCATGGTATCGATCATGTTGTTGTAGTGGAATGTGATAAACAAGGTATCGTTGTTTAGGAACAGGCCAAATTGTGTTAGATCAAAATCAATGTCTTGTGTTTGATACACACCGCGCATGACATATATGTCAGGGTCGTACTTGCGATCTCTGTTTTCCAACAACAGCAAGTCTTCAATAAACAACGGATTGGATTCGGTGTACTTGGGCAGGGTGGCATCATTGTCACCCTCGTTGTCATTGGTCAACGGACCCATGTATTTGTGTAGATACATGTCTACACCGCCCACCTGATACATTTCAGATATTGTGCGGTCAAAGAATTGGTAGTCGGCTGTTCTGTTGGGCCTATAGAGTGACAGTCTTGGCATAGTCAAGTATTTATCGGTAATACTTTCTGTTTACTTGACCAAAAAACCCTGATCTGCTATAATTACAGCATACTTTGGAGAACACATGAAAGTCACTACCACACTCAAGCCACTTAACCCACGTAGTCCTGACACAAAATATGTAGGACTGGAACCCACTTGGCGTAATCAGCCCACAGAGGGTCGCATCAGTGCTCTGAGCAATGCATTTGGTTGGTACAACTACTTTTATGGCAAAAAAGAAGCCAAGGACTTTGCTGTGGCTTACTTGGACTATCACGAAAAAACCCGAGAAGCACGACAAGTTCGCACCTTGCCAGACAGTCAAATGCGACTCACAACAGGTTGGCTATGCCGTATGAGCATGATGGGTTTGCAGTTGAGCGACCATGAGCAAATACAACTGGACAATTTGATCTCTGAACTTGTGGCCATCAAACAAGAAATACAAGCAGAAGCACAGGCCGCAGATGACGAACCTGCCCGGCCCAACATTCAAGATAGACTCAGAGAAAAAGTGAGTGAATGTAGTGCTGAACTGGAAGCCATGTTTGACGAGTTTATGCTTGCTGGCGCCAAAATGTCAGCAGACTTCAAACCCATTATGGTGATACGTGGTATGAATGTAGCACCACAAATGATCAGTGTTATTAGTCATCACTGGAAAGCCAGACTAGAAGAGTTTGAACAGGCCATTGAGGGCAAAGATTCACAACTGGTAGAAGCCTACAATTTCTTGACCAAAATCCAATTGCGTAATTGCATAAAGTTTTGCGAAGCAGTGATCAATGACTGTGGTGCTTATGTGCAGATCAAGAAAGTGGAACGCAAACCACGCAAGGTCAAGGCAGTGCCCCCAGAAAAACGTGCCGCAAAATTCAAGATACAGGCAGAGTTTGCAGAACTCAAACTCAAGAGTTTGCCTGCCGCAAGTTTGGTGGACAAGGCCGAAGCCTGGTTGTATGACACTAAAAAACGCAAACTCATACACTTGGTTGCTGACAGCCATACACAGGCGTTTACTATCAAGAACAACTCCATCATTGGATTTAGCACAGTGGAAACACAACAAAAGACCCTGCGCAAGCCAGGGGACGTTGTTCGAGCAGTACAAGCCGCAGGCAAGCCGGCCGCACGTAAACTGTTCAAAGAAATCAAGGCCACAGAAACTGCCTGGAACGGGCGTGGTACTGAGAACCTGATCATTCTCAAGAGTTGGTAACGGGCTAAATATTGGGGACGGAGTTCCCCAATGGATGAAACAGAAAATTCTTTAGTTACACTCAAATCTGCATTATACGATTATGTACGCCTGACCCTAGGCGATCAAATTGTGGATCTTGAATTGGACCCTGCACACTACGAAGCCGCTTATCAGCGTACCATTGGTACTTACAGACAGCGAGCCAACAATGCGTATGAAGAAAGTTACAGTTTCATGCAGTTGGTCAATCAGGTAAACATCTACACTTTGCCGCAAGAAGTGCAAAGTGTGCGACAGATCTTTAGACGCACATTTGGTATTGCTACAGGACCGTTTGGAAGTAACTTTGATCCGTTTAGTCAAGCACAAATGAACGTGTACTTGATCAACTTCAACCAAGCAGGTGGCCTGGCCACTTACGACTTTTACTCACAGTATGTGGAATTGGCTGCCAGAATGTTCGGCGGCTATCTAAATTACACTTGGAATCCAGTTACCAAGAAACTGCAACTGATCCGTAGTCCCCCTGGTGGTGGAGAGGTTGTGTTACTTTGGACCTATAACCTCAAACCCGAAATCCAATTGCTGAGTGATTACCAAATCCAACAATGGATCCGTGACTACATGGTTGCGGCCTGCAAGATGATCATTGGTGAAGCACGTGAGAAGTTTGGCACCATTGCCGGACCTCAAGGCGGTGGTACTTTAAACGGTGCGGCTATGAAAGCCGAGGCACAGACCCAAATGGATGCCAAGATCCAAGAACTGGTCATGTATGTGGACGGATCGCAACCACTCACCTTTGTAATTGGCTAAAACTCACTAGACAGACTATTGCAGTCGTGTTACAATCGTCATATGGACCTGATGATTGATCTTGAGGGCCTGGCAACAGGCCCCGACACTACTATTCTTACCATAGCCGCACAGGCGTTTGACCCCTTGGGCAATGGCTGGTATGACCAACAATACTATGCCCGTGTTACCCTGGAGAGCCAGGACGATCGACGTATTGAGCAAGGCACACTAGATTGGTGGGCAACTCAACCTGCACCAGCCCGAGACGAAGCCTTCGCAGAAGAAGGACGCATTCCTTTAGATCAAGCACTAGATGGGCTAGGCAAGTTAATTTGGCACTCCAAACGAATATGGGCTCAGGGTCCGACCTACGACATGAACATTCTTGAGCATGCCTACAAGAGTTACAACAAACCCATTCCTTGGCAGTACTATTCAGTGCGAGACAGTCGTACCGTGTTTGGACTATGGCCAGAATTGCCCAAGCCACCTACCAGTCACCATGCACTAGAAGACTGTCGCAGACAAATAGACTTGTTACAAACTACACTAAAACATTTGAACGTAAAGGAACTGGTTTGAAAATTATAAGAATAGATGATATAATCTTCAACGATGATAATTTAGTTAACACACTTGTTGATCTGTCCAATGCACAGCCATGTGCCTTTGGTATATTTTCTGAATCATTTCCTGCCATTGGGAAGTTAGTTCCTGTACTTGAACAATTGCCAACAGGATACAAAATAGTATTAGATCGATCACACCAATCACTAGCAGTTGCTTGGCCGATTCCAGCGTTATATATAGATTGGCATTTGTTACGAGTTAACAATGCAGTAAACACAAATAAATCACAAAATAATAGTTGCTATAATCCAACCACTGGTAAATTTTT